CGCCTCGGACTGCAAGGTGCTCAGCGTGTCTTCGGCCAACTCGACAGCGATGTTGTACTTACCCGGGCCGAGAATCTTCTCCACGGCTTCAGGCGACTCGTTCTGCACGAGTCGCACGAACGCATTCTTGTCGGTCTTCCACAGCTTCAACGCCTCACCGGTCAACTGCTTCTCGGCAATCTTCTGGGACAGCTTGGCGTGTTCCTTGAGGTAGTCGCGGTAGCCTGCGCCGCCTGCTGCCTCGATGGCATCGTCAATTACCGGCTTGACACGGCTCAGAACGCCAGCGGCAAGGTTGCGCTGACTAGTGGCATCCATGCCCGGGCGAAGTTGCTGGATCGCGGCATTGACCGAGTTCTTGCGAATGGCGTCAAGGGCGCGGGCGTCGATGATGCCGCCGCTGTTGGTCCATTTGGCGATGTCGTCGGCCACGTTGCGCAGCGACCCCAGCAGCACATCGTTGCCAGCGAACTCGGGGTTGCTGGACACAGCTTTGAGGCTGCGCACCAGCGGCTCACCTTCGAGGGGCTTGATGCCCACCGAACGCAGAGCGCCAGCAGCCTGATCGGCAAACCGGGCACCTTGACCCAGATCGAGCGATGCCTGCGCGGCCTTGTTCGACCACTCGTTGAATGCCTTTTCGGCCAGTTCCCCGCCGTAGGTGTACTTGGTCAGGCCGACCGGCAGATCGCGCTTAATCAGATTCAGACGGGCGCTGGCGTTTGCCAGATCACCCAGTTCCATGAGGCGGCGAACCTCCTGCACCTTGGCAGCGGCCTGCTCACCGAGGTCGGCTGACAGACCCTCCAGACGGGCGACTTCTTTGCCGAGATTGGCCCGGGTAAGGGCACTCTCGCGCATCGGACTGGTGATGGAGCGGGCGGCTTCTTTCGCAGCCTCCGTGGTGCCCCGGGCCTCGGCCGCAGTGGCACCACCGGCCAAGCGCGACAGGGCGTTGAGGGACACGTCACCTTGGGACTTCTCCAGCGCCGACAGGAATCGCGGATCACGGGCCGTGGCGCGGTCGATGAGAGCCTGCCATGTCGGGCTGTTGATGTCAGCGGTGGCCTGCGCGGCGCTCATACCCTGACCCTGCGATGCCTTGAGCGCGTTGAGCACTTCGGGCAGGTCCGGGCCGAGTGCGTTGCGGGCGATGTCCGCAGCCTTGTTTTTGGGAATCTGGCGCAGGTCTGCCAATTTTCCGACACCCTTTTGGATCAGGGGGCCAGCGACTCGACCACCGGCTTCAAAGGTGGCACCTTCGAGGATGTTGCGCACCGGCTCGACGACCTGTGCAGCGCCTTGGCGCGGAGCCTTGCCACCGAGGTACACGTCAGCCAGTTCAAGGGCTTCCTTGGCAATCCCGTAGCCCAGACCAGCGCCGCCCACAGCACCGGTTGCGGTTCCCACGGGGCCGAGCACAGTGCCAGCAGCACCACCCAGCAGCGCACCGCCACCAGCACCCAACGCTTCAACGGTCGGTGCGACAAACGGACGAATTCTGGAATACAGGCTGGCGTCTTGCCGAGCGCCCGGGATGCCCTCGGGCGCAGCGGTGCGCGGGCGCAGGGACTCAGGCAGTTGCGGTGCGGCAGGCTGACTGAGCGCGGGCAACTGGGCTTGTATCAACGACTGCGCCTGCTCGGGCGTGGTGCCCTCGGGCACCTCGAACCGGCCGATACGGCCATCGGGTAGCTGGACTCGGGCGATAGGCATTATTCAAACCCCAAGAACTTGACACCGCCTGCTGCTGGCGCAGTAGGAGCGGCGGGTGCTGCACCACCGGCGCGGGCAGCGCGAGTCTGGGCGTTCTGAACACCCTTGCGAATCACGTCTTGCAGGTCCATTGCGGCGCGGATGAATTCCTTCTCGTCCGTCGAGGTGGACATCCGGTTGATGGCGTCCGTGGCTTTCGCGCCTTCTTTTTCCGTGATGGCACCGCCACCTTTGAGGGACTCGAAGGCTTCGAGGAACGAGGCACCCTTGATCTGGTCAAAGCGAGACATGAAGCCCGCAGCGTCTGTACCCGGGATGAACCGAGCGCCCGGGAGCCAAGTGGCACCCACGGCGTTCTGGAAGCCGGGATGGGGCTTGGAGCCTTCGATCAGCTTGCCAGTCTTGGAGTCGCGCTTGCCGATCAACTCGTCGATCAGGCGCACACCCTCCTCGGCACGGCTGATGACCTTGGGCAGCGCCTGCACCGCAGCCACATCACCCTTGGCGATTGCTTCACCTGTGGCGCGGGCCGCACCCATGCGCTGCTGGAACGCCGGGTCGGCTTCCCGACGAGCGTTCTCCTCCAGCACGGCAACACGGCGACCTTCGAGGCCGATGCGCAGACCTTCGTTCTTGATGCGTTCGGCTTCCCCGGGGGCCATCGTTTTGGTCTGAGTGCCGATGGTCTTGAGTTCGCCAGTAAGCGGCGCAAAGGTGCGCGACTCGACTTTGCCGCCGAGGTCCGTGGTGGACAGTTGCGGTTTGTTCAGTTCCATGAACTTCTCGGTGCCCAGCTTCGACTCGTTGATCAGTCGGGCAAGGCCACCGGGAGTCTGGATCAGTTGGGCGATGCGCCCACGGGACTGGTCGGCCGTCACGCCACGAGCAGCCAGCGCAGGTCCAATGATCGGGTCTTTGTGGTTGGCTTCGTGCCATGCGATGTAGGCTTCGGCAGCACCGGGAGCGGTGGGGTCCAGCGTTTCAAGGAACCCACGGGAACGCTTGAGCGCGGCGTCCAGCACCTCACCCTCGGTCTTCTGCTGGGTCAGGCGCTGGGTCTTGACTTCACCGAGCTTTTTCTCGATGTCGGGCAATTTGGAGCCGTAGCCACCGGAGGCCAGCGAGGTGCGCAGACGATTGATGTCCACATCGCCAGTCTGCGGGTTGTAGGCTTCAGCGTAGGCGCGGTTCAGGGCGTTGGTGGCCTCTTGCTCACGCTCGGCCTGACGCATCTGCAACTGGGCCAGCGCGTTCTGCTGCTGGGCACCTTGGATTGCCATGACACGACCATACTGCGCCAGCGGGTCTGCAAGTTCGATGCCCTTGACGCCAAGAGCGATTGCGGGATTGACAGCCATGTTCGCTCCTTACCCGATGTTGGCCGTGTAGGGCACTTGATACGAGGGGTATGTGGTCGCGGGCACAGCAGCCGTGGGAGCGCGAAGCGCGTTCAGCATGTTCTGACCCTGCGTGTAGTTTAGGTAGGTGCCCAAACCCTGAGTCAGCGCGTTGGCACCGCCGACATAACCGGAAGCGCGGGCTGCTGCACCACTCGTCAGAGTGTCGCCCACATTCTGCGCAGTGCGCATACCAGCTTCACCAATCTGCTGGGCTGTGGTTTGCCCGACCCCTGCGAGGGATTGGAGCGGTTGCAGACGTGCAGCCCGCTCAGTTTGATACCGATTGAAGGCATTCGTGTACTCCTGCGAGGCGAGGTCTTGACCGAATCGCTGGATGCCCTTGAGCGTGGCACCGGAGAGCAGGCCACCCCGGGCAGCAGCACCGCGTTCCAGCGCCTTCATGCCCTCGGACATGCGGAAACCATAACCCGGATCAGCTTGGAACTGTGCCATGCTGAATGGGGTATATTCGGTCGCCAGCGGAACCAGCTTGTTGAGTGCCGTTTCACCGGCTTTGCGCCACGGTTCGGACAGTTCGACCTGCCGCTCAAACATGCGTTCCTGACCAGCCGCAGCACGATCAGCAGCCGCAGCTTGTGTTTTAGCCGCTCGACTAGAAGCGTTTGCACCGATTGCCGAACTAAGGACAACGGAACCAGCAACCCAGAAAGTCATGGCTGCACCTCGATTTCTTTGTGTTTGACCTGATTACCGAGACTGTACATCGAATCGGGTTCAACCTCAACCAATTCGGCTTCGGCTTCCTCGACAGATGTGGCCTCGATGGCGTGGAATGTCATGCAAAGCGCGTCCGTTACTGCATAGACTGCCCGCTTTGTCCCGGGTTTACTTTGGAACAAGTGAGGCCCGGTGACCTCTTGCACGTTTCCCTCACCGTCCGTGATCGCAACGGTTCCCGACACGATGAGGTAGAAGTGTTCTTTCTTGTGGACTGCGCCGACCACCAACACCCCGGCATGACGAAACACTTCCCGGCAGTACATCCCGCCGTGGAAATAATGTTTGGTCTGCGGTTCGTACTGCGGCAGCTTGGACAACTCCTGCTGCAAGGTTTCCACCTTTTGCCGCATCATCTGCGGCGGCGCAACCTCGAACCCTTTACCGTAGGTTATTCTCACTGAGTCACCTCACGTCCACTGACGCGCATGTTGATGGCGCTGGCGGTTCCGGCCAACGTCGAGATGAAGTCGCCGGGGTTGAGCACCTGACCCACCAGTTCGGGGAACGTGTAGACCTCGGACGGCTGGAGCGTCTTGGTTTTGGTGATCAAGTTCTGGTTGCCAGCGGACCCGGCGACCGTGACGAGGTTGACCGAGATCGTGGCGGCGGTGCCGCTGTAATTGGTCGCGGTGAACTTGTCGATGATGGTCGTCACGTTGGTGGCCGTGTACTGCGTGGTCTGCACGTTTTCAACGGTCTTGCCCGGGACTAGGTTTTTGACAATGACTGCCATAGGGTTTCTCCTTATTCGAGTTGCAGTGCGTTGTTGGAATCGTACTGCGTCATCACCCAGTTTGTCCCGTTGGACACGAGGGTGGCATTAGCTCCAGCCACGGCTTCAAGGATTGCGGTGGTCGCCGCACCCCCGGCCAATGGCACCACATTACTCGAAGCTGACACAACGGTCTGGTTCTGGTAATTGAGGAAGTACAGCACCCGGCCAGTGCTGGTGCTGGCGCTGGGCAGCGTCACCACGCAAGACGAACCCGACTTGTTGTTGATGACCCACACGTCCGATGCCGCCACGGAAAAGTTTGCCGTGTAAGTGGCCGGTGCAGCCGTTGGCTGGTACGGCAGCGTTGGAATGTCGGCTGCGACGAGTGTTCGGAACGTGGGCGCTGCGGCAGCGCCTGTCGTGGGTCCGGCGAGGACGTTGTTGGCCGTCTGATTGTTCCACGCAGCAGTCAGCGTTCCGCTACCCGTAACCGGGGAGTTCGTGACCGCAAACTGCGTTGGCATTGACAGTCCCACGCTGGTCACGGTGCCGCCGGTGCCGGTAGCCGCAATCGAAATGCCGCCTGACGAGTTGCTGATCGTGACGCCGCTGCCAGCGGTCAAGTTGGCAACTGTGTAGCCTGTTCCGTTGCCAATCAGAAGCTGTCCGTTGGTCGGGGTTGTGGTGACACCTGTGCCTCCGTTGGCGACCCTGAGCGTACCGGCCAGCGTGACTGCGCCAGATGACGCTGTGCTGGGCGTGAACCCTGTGGTTCCTGCCGAGAACGAAGTGACGCCGACAGACGCTGCGGTGACGTTTTTCCAGTACCCCAGTGCCGAGTCGTACTGGATCAGATCGCCGTTGGCAAGGGTGCCGAACTGCACGTTTGAGTCGGTGCCGCCCAATATGGACCCCGGCACAATCCGAATGTGCATCGATCCGCTGCCCGCAGTTGCGGCATTGACGACTTCGCCAATGTAGGTTTTCTGGTTCGGTGCTGACGGCTTGACCTTGGTCATGCTGCCAACGTAGGCCGGGTTGTAGTACAGCGCGTCACCATCGGCCCAAGTCTCACCAACGCTGCTGCCGGTGGTGTTGAAGCCACGCAGGTCGCCGCTGATTTGGATCAGACCAAAGCCGTTGAGCGCAATCGTTTCAGCGGCGACACCGACGATCTGGTTGGGATCAGCAAGGTTGAGCGGCGTAGGCGCAGCCGTGATCACGCCAGATGCGCCAACAGCACCGGTGTGGTAACACAGTTGGCCTTTGGTGATAGCCGAGGACGCCTTGACGTAGACGTACTCGCATTCACCGACCCGTTGCAGCACGCTGGCTGTCATCTGGATGCCCAGAGTCGTGCCGCCATCCCATGCCACAGTTCCAATGTCCGGGGGCACACCTTCGGCAGTTGTGTCGAACGTCTGCCACGGCACGTTGGCCTGCTGAAGCTGGCTCATGGTGCCCAGTTCGGGCCGCGCTTGAACCTCAAGCGCCTCGATCTGCTTGCGCAGTTCCGCGATCTGCTAGACCACGCTCTCGGTTGACGGGCGCAGGTTCTCGCTGGCCTTGTCCACGATGACGTTGATCTCGTCGACCGTGAGCATCGGCGGGCCTTTTTGCACATCGTCAAGCGACACCGTGCTGCCGCCCGCTGTTTGGAACAGCGACAGGAAGAACATGTACCACTCACGCGAAACCGTGCCAGTGCGCGGGTCGATAAACGCGACCCGTGGCGGCGTGATTGGTACGTTCAACGGATTAGGCATTCGTCGGACTCACCAGCAGTTCTGCACCCATGACGGCGATTTTCACGGGGTCAGTACCTGACACCTCGTACACCCGATCACGAATCTTCATGGTCATGCCCAGCCGCCTCCAAATGGCGCGGCGGTAGTATTCGCCAATTTTGCCGATGCTGACCCAATGTTCACTGGACCACGTATGACCACCATCGTCCGACCAGCGCAACATGACCTGCGGATCGCTGCCTTGGCCGAGGTTCAGGCCCACGCCAGTCTCCAGATCGAGTTGGAGGCTGTGCTGCGCGGTGCGCTTGAGATTGTTCTGACCGGTGGGCAGCGCCCTCCATGACCGCAGCCACTTTTGGATGCTGCCGTTGTCCGAGAAGTCGTCAAGGTCGAAGGCGTAGATGTTGCCGTTCTGGTAGTCGCCCACCAGAACTTCGCTGTTGAAGAACACTTGGCAGTTGCTGCGGTGGCGGGTGAACTCGCCGTTGACGAACCCGGCCCGCTCGTGCCACGCCTGAGTCGCCACATCGTAGACCCATGTGGCGTTGGCGCTGGGGAAAATCAGCACGTAGAAGCTGTGGCCGTCCTGCTGGTAGGTGTACCCGATGGCGTCCGACAGATTACCGTACTGCTGGATTTGCCACTCGATTGCGTGGGTCGAGATGCGCTGGCCCGTGTAGCCGTTGGCCCGGTAAACGATGCCCTGACCCCGGGCGTCCTGACCGAGCCAGAACAGACCGTTGTCCATTTTGGCAATCGAGTACGCCGCCACGCAGCCCAGTTCGTTGAACGCGCCTTGGATGCGGGAAAGGGGGAAGTCAGCGTTGCCGCTGTTGTACCAGACCTCGACCGAGTTGGTGCCGTAGACCCACACCTCGCGGTGGTCCACGATGATGCCGACCACGCCGTCCGGGGAACCTTCGGCCGAGGCAAAGTCGAGTGGGTCAACACTCGTACCATCCAGCAGTGCGGTCACCCAGATTTTCTGGCTGTTCGGCTCGTTGAATACGAAGTAGCCGTCCAGATAACCCACGGTCACAGCACCGGGGAAGTCACTGTCCGTGATGCGCTGGAAGACGTTGGTCTGGGCGTTGTAGATGTAGCTGGGGCCGTTGCAGGCCACGAACAACTGGATGCCGTTGTCAGCCATGCTGACCGGACCATCGACGCCTGCGACCGTGCCGATGGTGGTCACGGTGTAGCTGGAGTCCACCTTGTACAACTTGTCGCGGCTGACCACGTACATGTTGCCGCCGTACTGCCACAGGCCACGGATAGGCCCGAGGCCAACGGCCAACTTGAACTTGAGGCCCGGGGCGCGGTTCAGAAACGCAGGCTCCTTGCCACCCTCGGGAATGATCTCGGGGAACAAGTTGACCATGCGGGCATCCGCAGCGTTGACGCTGCGGGCCACGTAGGTAGAGCCGAGAATGGGCGTCTTCATCAGAAGTTACCAGCGTAGATGTTGAACCGTTGCTTGTTCGCCACGATGCCGTAGGGCAGGCTCATGATGTCGTTCGGGTTGTTGATCCGCTTGAGGTTGCGCTTGCTGGTCATGGCGATGCGCTGGACCTGCGGTGACGGCTCAACACCGAACTCGGGGGCGATTTCCATCGCCAAGTTGTAGGTGAAGGCCCGCATGTACCCGGGCGGGAAGTGCAACTCGGTCGCCAGCGTGGCAGGCTGCGACAGTTCTTCAACCGAGATGAAGTGCCACTCAAGCGTCTGGGTCGGCTTGGGGTAAATGTACATCTCGACGTTGGGGAACGTCTCGTTGACGAAGATCACCTGCGGGAAGGTAGACGTAGCCGTCTTGACCGCGATGCCGTTGTACTGGTCTTGGTTGATGAACTTGATGCCATACGACACGCCGCTGGGGGCGCGGTAGTACGTGGCGTCATCGAGCAGCACGGGGCGGTTGCCCACGAAGTCACCAGACGGGCCGAGGGTGCGGCGAATCTCGCCGGAGGGCCAGTTGAAAACCTGATCTTGGGTGGCGAAGACCGAGAGTCGCTCGGTGTTCCACGAGTCGATCATCTGGTTCATCGCCACGAGGGCGTCTTGGCTGGTCGCAGCCGAGGGAGTTTCGCCTTCAGCTAGTACACCAAGTAGGCGCAATGCCCGATTGATCTGATCGCCTGCGGTGTACGTAGCCATGTCATTTTCCTTCGGATTCGTCGCTTGCCGAAGTCAGAAACGAGGGGACTTCGTTGGGCTGTTCGATGGGTTGTTCGGTCACTTTGCGGGTGTACTTGCGCTTAGGCGCTTCAGCCACCGGCTCAGGTGCCACCTCGACGGGCGTGGTCGGATTGTACTCGGTCCAACCGTTTTTGACATCCTGTTCCATCTCCAGTTCGTTGATGGCAACTTTGGCACCGTGGATGGGGTGTACGAGGATTACGTTCATGTGAATCTCCATGTGGAAACGGGGCCGAAGCCCCGTTTCGTTTGCCGATCAGCGATTAACCGCGACGATACAGGGTCCAAGCACCGCTGCCGGTTTTACGGGCGCGGAACAGTTGGGCAGTACCAGCGGTAGCTGCAACGGTCATCAGACCGACCAGAGTCCAGCCAGTGCCAGCGACCAGCGTGATAACGCCGGAGCCGGAACCGTCCACGTTGACCACGGAGAAGTCAAACGTGATGCCGGGCTTGTCTGCATTGAGCAGGGTGTTTTCTAGATCGGTAACCGTGGGCAGCGTGTAGCTGGCCGCAGACGAACCCGGCGAACCGAGCAAAGTGCCGTTGAGCACTTGCGCGGGCGTCAGGGTTGCAGTCACGGTTGCCGTTGCGGGCACCGGGGTAACGAAGAAGTCGGTTTCATTGATGTTGCCATCGCCGATTTGATAACCACCACCACCATTAGGG